GAAAAGATATTCACGGTAATTCTATACAATGGACAGATTTGGGAGTTTACAAATGATGAAATTACAGCAACACCAAACTTTACAATGGGTAGAAGAAATGAAGTTTGATTTCGTACTAGGTGAAGTAGAAGAAAGACTAGAAAAGATTGAGGAAAAATTAACCAAGACAAACGAGTTGCTTGCACAGATAGAGGAGAATCTTAGGGTTCCTAACTTGGTTAAATGGGCAGAATTTAGAAATTCATTGACAAAAATTACTTCCGATTAGACTTTCTGTAGCCACCCATTATCTGTTTCCAGTCCTTTCCGTGCTTTTTACGCATGCTTATCCAGAACGGATCTGTCTTCATAAAACCACCCTTTGCATTATATTCCTTTGTGACTTTGGCAATTCTGGTATGACACGTGTTGCAAAACCTACCGTTGACTTGCTCAATATGGAATTTATACGAATTACAAAAGAAGCACAGACCGTAATACTTGTCACAAACCTTTGCTAGAAGAGGTTCACGACCTTTTTTACCTGCACAGTCACCACAAATATCTGCAACTGTTGCAGCTGCAACGTCAACCTTCATACATCCAAGACAAACTGCCTCTTTATAGTTAGATACCTTGGTATATTCGTCACCTTGATGCCTTTCCCAAAGCTTCTTGGTCATGTCGTTTGCGTTTTCGTTGGTATTTAACTCAGTTGGCAATGTCTTGTTGCAGTTTCCTCAATGTTATAATTGTTTTTTCTAAAACTTTGTTAGTTTCAAGTGGATTATCTATGTCATCAATGAGTTCTATGATTTTCCAAACAGCTTCTATCTTTGGCTTGCTTGAATACACGTTAACAACCTCTGGTTTTGTTTTTATTTCAGATTTTGCAGCAACAGGGACGTTTCCGAACACAGTTTCAACAAATTTTTTGTCAACTTTAGGTACAACTGTCTTGGAAATCTTTTTTTTGTGATTTATTTTGCAAGTATCATCACATTTGTGAAATTTTTTAGTCATAATGGTCTCCATGATCAAACACCCTGTCATTTTCACTTTGCATGCAGTGTTCACACAAATGGTTCTCATCTTCCTTGTCTTTCCAAAGAATTTTGGAGCTGTCACAAAGATTACATCTTATAAAAACAAGTTTTGTTATGGTTCTAGTCATCTTCTTCCTCTTCTTCAGTATCTTTGGTAACATAAAAACCTACCTTTTTGGTACAGTATACTTTACTCATACTGACTAAGCACTCCAACGAATATTAACGAACATAGAATTATTGTTCCCCAAAATGTCAATGCCAATTTATCTTCTATGATCAATCTTCATCCTCCCATCTCTTAACGCCTTCGAATTCGTCTGCAACAATGTCTCTTGCATCTCTTACGGTCATGTTAGTTGCCTTTCTTAGTTCATCAACAGTCTTTGTTTTCTTCCAATCATAGTCAACTGCTGTTTGTAAAGTGTTCTTTACCACGTTAAAGTTTGATGGGGTGATTCCTTTAGGATATGCGGATTTCTTGCTCATTGAACTTCCACTTGTCGGACTACCCTGTCCAGTACCTCCAATGTCTGATGGTCGTGGGTTCTTTGGCTCTCCTTCAAATGCCTGTGTGTCTTCTTTTGGAGCAGGTGTTCCCTTTCCTGCACCGTTCATGTTGCCGTTGATTGCACCCATTCCAAACATCATCTCTGCCGTCAATGCGGTTTCCTTGCTTACCTTGAACTCACCTGTGTGGGTTCTTGTAATGTCAAAGCCCATCTGTTGAAGCATCATCATGTTCTGGATTTCAATTCCGTCCTGTTGCAAGTCTCTTAACTTGTCAGTATCCTCACCAGTCTTTAATTGTAATTCCCAGTCATCAATGTTGAGCATCTTGCTGATCTTGGTGAAGAATGCCTTTTTTAGAATGTCCTGTCCGAACTTTACTGCCCTGTTTGTAATCGTAACCTGTAGTCCTTCCTGACTCCATCCAGCAGGGGTTTCACCGTAATAGAATGGCAGTACACCATAGACAGCACCGATAATCATTCGAAGTTCTTTTCGTACTTCAATAAATTCAAGCTCCTTAAGGGAACCAGTAAAGTCCAGCCATTGTGCAGGGTTCTTTCCACCCTTGTCATTCTCGACCAAAAGTGGGTGTATCATGTAAGGATCTTCCTGTGCTTTCTGTTCAAGTACGTCCCATGACTTTCTAAATGTCTCATAGTTTCTTGAGGATATAACTAACATACCACGTGGCGGTCTCATCTTGTCAAAGTATTTTCTGATATACTCGTCCATATGTGACAGGGACATAGCCTTGCTCCATACGGAATAGATAGGGGAAAATCCATAAAGCAGGTTTGGCTTGTACTTTCCAGCCTTCCAGATAACCTCGCCCTCACCATAGATAACTCGCTTAGGCTGTGGAATTCCTATAGAATATACAGAGTTTACTTCGATAACTGCCTTTAGGGCTTCAGCACCACAGCGGTCACATTTTGGAACCGTAAGTCGTGCATCCCTGTGCTCGAATCTAGGGCATACCCAAATCTTGTTTCGCTTGTCGTCGTAGCCAATTCTTCCGTCACTGTCGGCAATCATTGCCACCTGTGGTGGCTCGATCCTTAGCATCTCCTTTATAATTGTTTTCTCTTGGTCGATTGCACCTGTGGCATCGTCTATCTTGTAATTTTTAAGCAAAAGCAAGTATGCGTTATCTGCAATTTCAAAGTCTCGTTCCAGCTGACGTGCAACGTCTTCCAAGGTCTGTTGGTTGGAATTGACAGGCTCGTTCATCAGGTTCTCCAAAGTCTTGCGGTGTTCTGGTACAGGTCTTGCCAAGTCGTTGCTTCCACAAGTGTCACATACAAGTGCAGAAGTAGGTATTGAAGGGGGCGATACTGCCTTCTTTTTGCGTGGGTGTGCATCTCCACTGTCTCCGTTTGCCTCAAATGGCTGCTCGTCAGGGTTGTCAGCGGTAGGTGCATATTGGAATTCCTTGCTACAGTTGTTACATTTGTACTTCCATTTCTCGACAACCTCGAATCCGTTCTTGAACATTTCACGGTTGAGGGTCTCAATAGGAATACGTAAAGCATCAATGTTGTCTGCCAACTCATAAATCATTGTGAGTGGGAATGGGAAAATTGGTAGTTTTGCACCTGTATCGGTACTCATGTACGGCTGTGCAACGCTAGGTCTAGTAGTAGTTTCCGTGTACGATTTCTCTATAAATCCAAGTTTGGTTAACGCACTTGCAAAAGATTTACGAAATTGTACCATGACGTAATTGAATTGTCACTACATATATAGTTTTTGTCACGAGGTGCGAAGCACCTTTTTGGTTTTACACAACCTTTATATAATAAGTATATAAGTAACATACATGGAATCTTGCATATGTAAGCCTTGCAGTGACGAAGCATTTGACATATTGGAAAGCGAACTTGCAGAAGTTTTCGGAACAACCGACTAGTCTATTTTTTATTTGATCGTCTAAACGCATCGTCAACTTCACATTTTAAACATGACTTGAAGAAGCTTGGACTGTCACATATGTCACAATTGTTAAGTTTACGCAGATAGTCTTTTCCGTCAAATGACTTTTTTAGACCGTTAATGAAATTTCGAAGTATTTTAACCACCATGTATTTGACACATAATGTCTCTTCCGTCTTTACATATACATGGACTTCCACTTGGTGAGGTAGAAATGTCCGATGAAGAAGTTTCTTTTTTAGGCTTTTCCTTTGACTTCTCCGTATAGGACATACAATTGATAAACTTTAATAGTATATATACTTTAGTTAGTTTATGGTTGAATTGCAAATGGACGACTTTGCAGAAATACTAAGATGGTTTAATCACAAGTATGACGAAGTCGAGGATACAGGCATGGGCGAACAGAGTAGAAAGACCTTTTGGAAACTACACTTTCTATTGGAAGACAAGATGGAAGAGATACGTCTTGAAGGTCGTGACCGTGATGCACCACGAGAACAATAGCATCCTAAAGTTTTTATATAAGATAACGTTATATAGTAGTATGGATAAATCAATTGATGAAAAATTACAAGCCATAGAGCAGGCACTATTAGATTTAGCAAAGACTGAAAGAGACCTATTGCTACAACAGAAGCGTTTAAGATGTGAGAAAAATCACGCCTGTAGTGTATTAGACTTGCTAGATGGCGTACAAATAGGTTAATATAAAACCTATTATTAGTTATGTTATGAGTGTTGCAAGTGCTATTAACGATCTATTAAATCTGTTACATGAGGAATGGCTCCCCGAAGACAGGAAGGATATAATTAAAAATATGCTTATTGACATGGTTGACAAGATGGAGGACAACTTAAATATGGATGATTTACGTTGA